TGACTTCTCAACCCGCTTGACTAAGATCGAAGGCGCGATGCCTGCGCTGATTACCAAGGAAGGTGTGCCGACCGATAGCCCCGTGAGTGCCGAGAAACGAGCCGTACAGAAAGAGCAACTGATGCAACACATTAACGAGTTGCAAGTCAAAGTCCGACTGCTTGAAGAACGTGAAAAGCTGGGGAAGAAATAATGCTGTCACTCCTCTCTACTTTGGGTGGGCTGCTGATCTCTGGCTTACCCAAACTGCTTGATTACTTCCAAAACAAGGCCGATCAGGCTCATGAGCTTGAGCTTGCCAGGATGCAGTCAGAGCGTGAGCTTGCACTGGCCAAAGAGGGCTACATTGCCCAGCAGCGCGTGGAAGAGATTCGCACTGATCAGATTGCCATGCAGACGGATGCTCAAATGACTGTGGCGGCGCTTGACCATGACAAGCAGATCATTGAGAAGTCCAGCAAATGGGTGGTGAACTACATCGGCACAGTGCGGCCCAACGTCACTTACTTGCTCATCTTAGAACTGATCGCAATCAACGGTGTGCTTGCTTATTATGTCTGGCAGCACCCACATCTTGTGCAAAATATTGACGATCTAATCCGGGTGAGCGCCATTATTTTTTCCGATGACGAAATGGCGATGCTTGGCGGCATCATTGGCTTTTGGTTTGGATCGCGTAGCTGGCAGAAAAAATGAAAACAGGGCAGGCTGGCATTGACTTGATGCACCGCTTTGAGGGCAAAAGTCTTAAGCCTTACTTGTGCCCTGCTCACATCTGGACCATTGGCTATGGCCATGTTTTGTATCAAGATCAAATCAAACTACCCGTAATAAGAAAAGATGGCTATACCGGCATCCTTCGCAAGGACTACCCGCTCGCAGCCCAGGATAATCGCACTTGGTCGCAGGAGGAGATTGATCGCCTTTTTGAGGATGATCTCGTCCGTTTTGAACGCGGTGTACTGCGAATGTCTCCTAATCTTGCTGGCCGTCAGTCAAGCTTCGACGCTGTGGTCAGTTTTGCGTTCAACGCTGGAACTGGGAGATATCAGAGTTCCACGATAAGAATGAAGAACAATCGTGCCGACTATGAAGGAGCAGCAGAAGCGTTTATGATGTGGACTATGGGCGGAGGCAAAGTGTTACCGGGATTGGTGCGCCGCCGCAAAGCTGAAAAAGCGTTGTACCTGCGAGGTGAGTAGTGGCCGTCCAGAAAAAAGCCATTGGCGAAGCGATCAAACAGTCTTATGCCAAGGGCGGCATGGCGGCATGTCCTGTTGCTACGGTGGACATCCACGTTAACCTGAAGAATCGAAACAATGCCATCAAAGAGTATGGCTATGGGCCCTTGAACCCTGAAGAACCATCCAAGGACTTTTGGGATAAGAAGGCTAAGATGTGGGGCATCTCTGTTGAAGAGGCCCAAACAGCGCGGTGCGGTAACTGTGCCGCGTTTATTCAGACCCCAGCGATGCTGGCCTGCATTGAAAAAGGCATTCACGCCGAAGACGCCCAAGAAACGGGCATGGAGCTTGAGAAGGATGTCGTCAAACGATCTAACTTGGGCTATTGTGAACTCTTTCATTTTAAGTGCGCCGGAGCTAGAACTTGCGACGCATGGCTGGTCGGGGGTCCAATTAAGTAATGCCACTGCTGCGACTATTCCTAAAGGCAGGAATCGATAAACAAAACACGGAATACGGTGCCGAGGGCGGCTGGATTGATGGCGACTACATCCGTTTTCGCTATGGCCTGCCCGAGAAACTAGGCGGGTGGACGTGGTTTGCTGAGACTGCCGATGTCTACTTCGTAGGCATGATCAGTGACATCTTCACTTGGAACATGAACGATGGTTCGCCTCGTGCCATGGTCGGAACAACGCGCAAGCTTTACGCGTTTGCCGGTGGCAGCTGGGCTGATGTCACGCCACTTCGCGCAACCACCGCAGCAGGGGATGTGACCTTTGCAGCGAGCACAGGCTCTGATATTGTCACCGTCACCGATACAGGACACGGCGCTTTCGCAGGCGACTTTGTGACATTCAGCGGTGCCGTGGGCCTTGGAGGGGCAGTCACGGCTGCTTATCTAAATGCCGAGTTTGAGATCCAGACCATACTTACGGCGAACACCTACACTATTAAGGTCGGCGTCAATGCGACCTCGGGGGATAGCGGCAACGGTGGTGCATCGGTAGTAGGTGCTTATCAAATCAACATCGGTACGGACATTAGTTATTTTGACTTTGGCTGGGGCACGGGAACCTGGAGCCTTTTAACTTATGGCACACCAAGGCCACCTTCAGCTTCGTTAACACTAACCTCTCGCATTTGGCAGTTGGATAATTTTGGTGAAGATGTCATCTGCCAGATTGCCAATGGCGCGGTGTACCTCTATGACTCAAGCCTTGGAACCACGCGTGCTGCTGCTATCTCAGGTGCGCCCACCAAGAGCACCTTTGCCCTTGTTTCCACGCCTGATCGACACCTTGTGTGCTTTGGCACGGAGACCGTGATTGGAAACACCGCGACGCAAGACCCGATGTTTGTGCGCTTTTCTAACCAGGAAGACATCAACACCTTCACGGAAAGTGCAACCAACACTGCTGGTGGTCAACGGCTCACGGACGGGAGTTTCATTGTCAGTGCGTTGCGATCACGCGGCCAGATTCTCATTTTGACCAACTCATCACTGCATGGTATGCAGTACGTTGGGCCTCCTTATACATTCAGCTTCACACAGCTGGGTGCTAACTGTGGATGCATCGGACCTCACGCCTCTGTGGATGTCAACGGGGTGGCCTATTGGATGGGGGCGGAAGCCTTTTATGTCTTTGACGGTACGGTCAAGAAGATGGCTTGTACGGTTCAAGACTTTGTGTTTAAGGATCTTGAGTTTGCGCAAGGGGCCAAGTTTCATGCAGGCGTGAACTCACAGTTCAATGAGGTAACGTGGTGGTATTGCTCGGCGGGATCGGATCAAATCGATCGCTTTGTGACCTATAACTACCTTGAGAATGTTTGGTCCGTGGGCAGCATGCCTCGCACCGCCTGGGCAGATATCGGTACTTATAACTACCCCATCGGTGCTGAGTTTCTGCCTGACAGCACGGCTGCGACCATTTCCACGATCTACGGGCTTACTGAAGGACGTAGCGCGCTGTACTTGCAAGAGGTCGGGGCCAATGCGATCGATCAAGCCATCACGGCCTATATCAAGTCTGGATATTTCGACATCGGTGATGGCGATCAGGTGATGTACATGAAGCGCTTTATTCCTGACTTTAAAAATCAGGTGGGCGATCTAACCGTGCATTTGCTGCTGCGCTACTACCCACAAGAGTCTGCCAATCCAAGCTCACTTGATCCTTACACCATCACGCCTACGACTAATAAGGTCGATACGCGCGCTCGAGGTAGGCAGATCAGTCTTCGGATTGAAAGTGATGAGGTTGACAGCAACTGGCGCTACGGCACGATGCGGGTTGATCTGCAACCTGATGGGTTGCGATGAGCAAGATCTTTAACGCTAGGCTTCCGAATGCGTCGCCACAGTACGATCCTGCGCAGTTCAACCAGTTGGTGCGATCACTTGAGCAGATTGTCCTGCAACTCAATAACACCTACGGGTCAGTATCTGACCAGAATATCTCGGGTGCGCAGTCCTGGTTTAACGGAAGCCCTGGACGGGCTGGGCAGTCAGGCTCGCAAGGGGTATTGCTGCCTTACGGCGCATTCCAGGATGGCACGGATCAGGTAGCAGGATCCACGACAGCTGCTTACGCCGTCAGGTTAAACACCACGGACTACACTAACGGCGTTTACATAACTTCACGCACGGCAGTCTTTACAGGCACCATCAATGACGGAACGCCTCCCGGCGCTGGAACCGTGCTTGATGTGACAGCAGTCACCTCGGGAACCATTGAACTGGGCATGCAGTTAACGGGCACCGGCGTGACCGCTGGAACACGGATCACGGCCTACGGCACAGGAAGCGGTGGCACAGGCACTTACACGGTGAACACCTCGCAGGAGGTAACAAGCACCACGATCACCGGTGATCTTCCATCAAAGATTACGGCAGACTATGCAGGCCTCTATAACTTGCAATTCAGTCTTCAGTTTGTCAACACAGACACGCAGATCCACGATACGGACGTGTGGTTCAGGAAAAACGGCACTAACATCGCTAACAGCAACAGTCGCTTTTCTATTCCTAACAGTCACGGTGGGATAGATGGGCACTTGATTGCCGCGCTTAACTTTTTCTTGGACATGGATCCAGGAGATTTTGTTGAGATCATGTGGCATACGGATGATGTCAAGATCTCCATTCAACAACTTCCTACCGCAACCTCTCCAACACGTCCCGCAACGCCTTCTGCCATCGTCACGATGTCCTACGTATCTTCTTTGGTGTAGCCATGGCCAATAAATATCTTCGCAAGAATGTCATACCGTCCGCAGCCACGGAGACAGAGTTTTATGTGGTTCCTGCCGCTAATACGGCCATTTTGCGTTCTCTGCGCGTTACCAATGCCAACGCAACACGCACCACGATTACCGTCTCTCAGTATGATTCGGGCAGTGCAACGGAGCACTTCTTGCTTAAATCTTACCCGCTGCCGCCCAACACAACCTTTGATGTGTTCAACGGCGTGCCCTGTGTGCTTTTAGAAGGCGATGAACTTGCCGTTGAATCATTGCTTTCAGACTGTCACTTCTATCTTTCCTATGTAGAAGTGGACAGGAACTAGCGTGATCCGTCATAATTCCAGCCATCTCTCGCGTCCTTTCCAGGCGCGCGGTCCATGGACCATGGCTCAATCGGAAAGGTACTAACATGGACGAAATGCAAGGCGTAATGTCGCTCCCCGAAGCTCAAGGCGCAGGGATGCGGCCCGAGGACATGGCGTTGATCGAACAGATCCGCCAAAACGTGCCTCGTCAAGAGATTACTCAAGAGTTCCTGGCAGCAGGCGAGCAGGCCGATCCCCAGGCCGTGGCCGAGTTCAAACAAGAACTCGCAGGTCTTGAGCTTACGCCCGATGAGTTGAACAAGCTCAATACGATGGTAGACGCCATCCTTGCTGCACCGCAAGATTACGCAAGCCTACGGCGCGCTTATCTTGCCGAGGGCATGCCCGAGGATCTGTTGCCTGAGCAGTTCGATCCGGCATTTTTTGCCGCTTTGAACATGGCGATCGACACGATTGCCATGAATCCCGGCTCACCGCCCCCGATGGCTATGGCCATGGGTGGTGTGGCAGATCTTGCTGCTTACGGTCGCAATGGCGACACGATGCTTGCGCACATCACACCGCAAGAAGCCGCAATGCTCAAGCGCATGGGTGGCTCGGGCACGATCAATCCTTACACGGGACTGCCTGAGTACGCCAGTATCTTTAAGAAGATCGGCAACGCAGTCAAGAAGTTTGCCAAGAGTACTGTAGGCAAAGTCATCGTCGGTGCGGCGCTAGGCTTTTTTGTTGGCCCTGCCGCAGCGTCGTTTTTAGGGGTGACCTCTACCGCAGGCATGGCAGCAGTTAGTGGCTTTGTTGGCGGTGCGGGATCCACGCTTGCAGCAGGTGGAGGACTCAAGAACGCTTTGAAAGCAGGAGCGATGTCTGCTTTGCTTGGTGGTGCAACAGCCGCCATCAGTGGAGGAGCCTCAGCGTTTGAACCACGTGTGCTGGGAGGACAAAATCCCAACGTCTTTGGTTTCGGTCAACCTGAAGTAGCACCTCCCACTGGAGTAGGTACAGCGGCAGAAATAGCAGCGCCCCCTGTTGTCGAAAACCCTTTGGGCATCGATGTTCGGCCTAGTCCGCCAGCACCACTGGCTGATCCCAGGTTTGGTGGGAATTTTGTGAGTCAGGTTGATCGATTCGGTGCTCAAATTCCACTTGATAGTGGAAGCTTAACCGCTGCTGAGATGACAGGGCCAATTGCTCAAAACACCGGACCAGGAGTCTATTCACCTCAAGGACAATTTACTTCGGCTGCGGGCACAGGAGCAACTCCAGGTGGTGGTGTTATGGACACCTTGCGTGAAGGCTACGGCAAGGTAGAAAACTTCTACGATAAGTACATCAGCCCTGATCGTTACGCAAACGATCCCACTGTCATAGCTAAGGCGGCTCAGGCGGGAGAGGCTGCGCAAAGTTCTGCATTTAACAGTGCTTACAACAAGGCTCTGATGACATTGCCAGAAAATGCGACAGCGACACAGCTAGAGGCAGCAAAAGGCGTTGCTTTTCAAGCAGGGCAAGACGCCTACAAAACGGCCTACGATAAGGCTTTTCAGAGTGCAATGCCGGGAGCTGTTACTCGTTATGGCCCCCTCGCTGCTTTAGGCCTCGGCGCGCTTACCTTGTCAGGCGGATTCAAGCCCGAGCAACCTCAAATGCCTGACATGTTCAAGGGCCCAACAGGCGTCCAGTTACTGCGTCAAAACCCAGGCATGTACGGGCTTTACTACGGTGGTGTACGCCCCACGTCCTACGGCAGCATGTACGTGCCGGGAGGCTACGCTGAAGGCGGCGGTGTGATGGACACGCCCCAGGCCATGCGCGTTGGAGGCAAAACCTACCCACGTAAAATCGGCGCGATCAACGGTCCAGGAACCGGGACGTCGGATTCCATCCCAGCGATGCTTTCGGACGGTGAGTTTGTGTTCACGGCCAAAGCAGTACGTGCCATGGGCAACGGCTCACGGCGCAAGGGCGCTAAAAAGATGTACAAGTTAATGAAGATGCTGGAAGGAAAAGCAGCATGAGCACCAGTTACGCCACCCAG